ATACCTGTTGTCCAATCTTGAAGGAATGTAAATTCTTTAAGTCCTGAAGAATTAACCACTTCAATAGGTGTAAACTCAAATTCCTTTTCCCCTAGTTCTTTAACTTGAGCAGTTAGCTTTTTGATACTTTCTTTAGTAAACTTGTAACCATTTTTTTCATCCAATAATAAAATGTCTTTATCATCGGTTGATGCGTTATCAAGGCGGAGTTCTTCAACTTGGGCTTGATAGCTTTCGTGGTAGGATTTGACTTTTTCATAAATCTTAAATAATTTCTTTTGAACTTTAGTTTCTTGTGAACCAATAACCGCATTAATTGATGCGACTAGGGTGTTGAGTTGTTGATATTTCATTTGATTTGATTTTTTACAAATATAGGATTAAATACTATTTGTTGGCTCAACTACTTCAGGCACAGGTGGAACATAATCTCCAATGATTGTAAGGTTAAGTTGGTTAGTAGATGCTGCCCAATTCCACGCATACTCATCATCATTACCCCAAGCAGCGTAAGCATCCCCACTCATTGTTAAGTTGCCTTGTGCTACATTAGCTAAATCACTATCTAATAATGAGTAGTAAAACGATGCAGATGAACCTAGCACCCCACCAATTACATACATATTAAAGATTGTTGCAGTTACTGATTTTCCATTTATCCAACTTTGGATAGGAGAAATTTGTTTCATATTTATTTATTTTCTAATTGCTTTATTCTTTCCTCTAATTGCTGAATAGCTTTAATATAAACTGCGTGTAATTGGTCGTAATTAATTCCCTTTTTACCTGTTGATGGAGTAGTAAATACCGCTTCAGGTATTATTGCTTCCATTTCTTGTGCTATATTACCATTTTGTCTGCCTTCGCCAAAGTTTTTATATTCATCAATAAAATCAAACCATACAGGATTCATTTTAGATATTTCATTTAAACCATAACCAATAGGTGTAATATTTTGCTTTACTGATATATCGGAAACAGGTGCTGATAATAAACCATTAGCATCAGCTAATACTGCTCTGCTTCCTGTACCTGCTAAATTTGATAATGTAGCTGCTCCTGTGGATGCTATGGTAAGTCTTGGAGTATATCCACCTGTTGTAAGTACCAAATCACCTTCTGCTCTAATTGCTAAATTATTTGCTATATTATTAGGGCTTACTAATAAGTGATAAGCACTTCCTATATAAGCATAAGTACCTGCTGAATTATGAGCAAATTCTAAATAACTGCCATTATTAGTAGTTGATTTAAGAGATAATCCTAGTCCATTATTATATGATGTTAATGCTCCACTAAACCTTCCTGTACCATTAACATCTAGCTTGTAGCCTGAATCAGTAGTAGTTCCTATTAAGAAATTACCGCCATTTGTTAATCTCATTCTTTTTTCCCAACCACCACCACCTGTTGGTAAAGTCCAAAAATCTAACCCACTACTTGCATTAGCTTGAATATATCCAATATTTGAAAATTGCATATATGCACCACTTCCTATACTATCAGAACCTGCTTTGCTTGAATAATAACCATCAGTTGTATTAATAGTATTATTAGTAAAAATTTGACCACTTATTCCAACTCCACCTGTTACTATTAAAGTACCATTAGTATATGCACTTGAAGCAATATTTGCAGAGAATGTAGCTGCTCCTGTGTTAGCTATAGTAAGAAATGTTGTTCCACCACTTGTTCCACTTCTGCCTTTACCAAACATAAATTCAGGTGTACTTCCTGAAGCATCTGCATCAATATTAAAGTACATTCCATCGTTACTATTTATAATCCCATTAGTAACTCCTGTTTGTCCTATTGTTAATGTTCCATAAGCAGTTAAATTACTACTAAATGTTTTTAAACCACTTATTGTTTGAGTAGTTGCTAATGTTACATATCCACTTAAATCGGGAGCATAGTTAGGAATATTTAAAGTGTTTGAACTAAAGGTCGCTGCACCACTTGTCCCTGTTGTGGTTAAGGTTATTGTTCCCTGCTTTGAATTGAATGTTGTCCAATCCGCACTTGATAATGCACCTCTATTCGCTGCACTCGCAGTTGGTACATTTAAAGTAATTACAGGGGTTGTTGTACTATTAGCAACACTTGAACTTAAATCCGTTCCACTTGTACCTATTGTTAAAGCAGCTACGCTTGTAACTGTTCCTACACCACTGCCACCAACTAATGCTATTGTGCCACTTGCATCAGGAAATGTAAATGTTCTTGGTGTATTTGCAGTTATTCCGGCTGAATCTAAAATAAATATTCTTGTGTTAGAAAGACTTGATAAATATGAAGTAAAATATAACTTTCCATCAGAATAAGGCAAAATATTATAATAACCTCCTGTATTGCCTGGGGAAGTTGTTCCAATCTTCATATTAAGTTGACCTGACATTGGACTAGTTGCTCCGTTCAAATATAAATATGATGCACTTAAAGAATTAACACCTAAATCAACCGCTCCTGTTGCTCCTGTATATGGAACATATCCTACCAATGAAGGAATATCGCTAGTTAAAGCTATCGTTCCTGTTGCATTAGGGAAAGTAAAAGTATATCCTGTTGCAGATGGCAAAGTAAATGAATTACTAATACCACCACCACTTGTAAACTTTAATCCATTAGTCAATCCACCTAAATTCATATATCCTGCTAATGAACTACTTGAAGCATTTTGTAAAAATATACCTCCGTTGTTTTTAGTAGCATCAGTAAAAGTCTTTGTTCCACCTATTGTTTGTGCAGTAGTTAAATCTACATAATTTGATAAATCACTTGTTAAAGCAACTGTTCCATTTGCATTTGGGAATGTATAAGACCTTGCAGCAGTATTACCTGATGTAATAAACTTGCTTAAATATAAGTTACCATTTAACCAACTTAAATCTCCAAGACTATCTGCAAATAAAGACACCTCATTAGCCGATGCGGTTGCACTTGCTGATTGATGCTTTAATCCTAAATGTCCATTCCCTCCTGTTCCTTTAATATGTAAAGATTGAGCATTCAATTTAAACGCACCTAAATCTACATCTTGAGTTGCACCTGTGTAGGGAACATAGCCTGTTAAGGCTGAACCATAGTTAGGAATATTAAATACCCCTGTTGTATTATTATAAGTCGCTACTCCACTTGTTCCTGTTGTTGTTAAACTTAATGCTAATCTTGCTTTTGCATCGGTATATGAACTTATTTGAACACTTGCATCAGGGAATATCAACCCTTGAGCATTTACTATCATAGTTGAACCTGCACCTGTGCTATTTGTTAAGGTTAATTTATTATATTCTAATAAACCAAATATAGTTCCAGCTGCATTTTCTACTCCAAAATAAGATGGAGACATTTCAGTATTGTATGCTCCATCATTTGCAATAAATGAATAAATCCCTAAATTAAGATTAGCGGTTGCTCCTGTATATGGCACATAACCTGTTAATATAGGAAAGGTTGTCAAGTTTCCTGCTCCGTTTACATATTGAAGATTTGTTCCGTTGAACCCTATGTTAATCGTTCCGCTTGTAGTAATTGGTGAGCCTGTAATATTTAAAGAATCTCCGCTTTCAGTAATCGCCACACTTGTAACTGTTCCTGTTGATCCCGATGCCCTTTGCCATATTGAACCACTATAAATAACTTGATCTCCTACCACAAAAGCAATAGGACCAGCACCAAAGTTAACTGTTCCTGCTACATTACATAAATACACATCCCCTTGATTTCCTGTGCCATTTGCAAGGGTTGGTGTGTTTGTAGAAGCATCCCAAGTTCCTTTATACTCCATAACCGAGTTAGGTAGCTGACTTACTAAAATCTTACCATTGACATCAAGTTGCGGAATACCTAATGAAACATCAATAGGCAGAAAACTGACAACTCCACTTGTAGCCGTTAAAACCCCACTTAAATTCCTAACTTTTGCACCTGCTGAAACTACAATTTGATTTGCCATCTTATATTAATTTATAACTAAATTATTGAAATAATGCCCTAATAAACTCACCACTTTCTAATACCCTTCCAAATGTCAATATCCCTGTCGCACTTACCCACTTAACTTGCTCATCAACTGGTGTTCCTGTTGTTAAAATATCCTGAACATCAATACCACCACGAGAAACATAAAGACAAGCCTTACCTATCATATCCGAATAAGTAATTGTGGTTTCTCCACCTGCTGCAATAGTTCCCTTTGTGTAAACCGCACCTCCAGCAACAATTACAACCCCTTCAGGATTGATTGTCGTTCCTGTTGTTCCATAAGCACCTGTACCCTGTAACGCTACACTATATGTTGCTATGTCCTTATAAGGTGCGTTTATTTGTAAACTTGTTAAGTTACAATTACCACTAATCACTACCAAACCATCAACTCCGTTATCAATAACAAACTTTACTAAAATAGTAGTTCTATCTTGTTGTTGTTGTAGTAAGAATAAATAGCCATAACCATCCAAAGTTATAAGACCATCACAAGTTACACTCCAAGTTGCAGTATCGTTCTTGTATTCTCTATACCACGCACTCGTTTGGCTTGTTACCTCTTTTTGGTCAACATTCACACTAAATGTGCAATTTGTAGAACACGAAAACGGAATATCCCTACCATCAGGATAAGTTACCGAAGCTGGTTCGTGATAATACAACATTATATTATTGCCCTGTACTTTATCTGCCATATTACAAAGTTAATTAATTAAAAGGTACTCCGTTTACTGTGAATATTGTTTCTATTGTACTTGCAAGTTCCTCATTAGAAATATCTAATAAAGTAGCTTGAGTTTCACATCCTACAATATCAATAGTCATATTGCCTGTCATATATCTATTATCTTCAATGTTTATTTGTGCTGGATCAGTATCTAATATTTGTAATAACTTATTTGCAGCAAAATTGCCATTAGTCGTTGTTATTCCAAATAGGTTGCAATCAACATTTATTAAGTTCCTTCTATAATTGTTTATGTATTCCTTCATTATAGTTTCGCTTAAACCATCAGTAGGGGTTGTATAAGGTCCGTAACGATACCATCCTGTTGCAGATACAAAGTTACCTGATACTAATTGTTGAATAGTTCCGTATGCCATATTTGCTTCAACTCTATCAACACCATCTCCTTGATATATTGGATAACCCAAAGGCAAATCCATTTCTAATTGATATTGATTATTTGCATCAATTATTGAAGTAGATGTAATCAATGATAAAGGAGAATCAAATGTCAATCCAAATGCTCCAACTTTTGCATAGGTAGCACAATCAAATATATCCCTTGTAAGCATATAAGTAATTGCCAAAGTGCCATTTTCAGGTATTGGTGGAGTTGTTATTGTAACTGTGTTTATTTTATCTTCCTCTACTAAAGGAACTTGATAATAATTATCAAAAGGTGCAACTGAAGCATCTTGCCAAATGCCATCAACATTGATATAGTAAATTGCAGCACCACCGCCTATTCCAGTTAATTGTATTTGAATTTGTCCTCTTACTTTGTCAACAGGTTGAGCATAAAATGTTTGTGTGTATGTTAATGTATCATTTGCAGTTACATATCCAACAGGATTAGTATGAACTTCCGTTAATCCTGTAACACCTGTTGATGTTCCTAATATCATATAAAACCAATCACTTGCCTCATATGGTTTATTTACAACCGATACGCTTCCACCTGAACCTTGATTAAATGTTCCCCATAATGTAGGAAATCCACTCGTTAAATTCTTTAGGTTTGAATTTGAAATATAATTAGGTGCGTAACTGATATCGTATCTATAATTGAAATTGTTATAACCTTTCTTAAATAGCTTCATTTGGCTATTATTAGTAAAGTATAAACCGCTTGTATTTCCTGTATATGGTTGTATTTCGCTTAATGTATTAAATGTGCCTGAATCTACTAATAAGCCATCTGCATCGTATTCCGTAAAGTAAGTGTAAGCAAAATATGGAGCAGCAGCAAACTCATTAACTGCTACAATCATCCATTTCCCATTGGCTTGATAAATTTTGCAACCAAATGACTTTAATATTTTAGTCAAAACAATTAAACAAGTTTCGTATGTTTCATCATCATTTTGAAAGTAAACAGGTCGTAAATAGCTTTGATTAAATGGTTCATATTCGCTACCATCACCACGATTATCCATTCCAGCTGCATAATAAGAACAAGCAGTTATTAAATTCAATCCTGTTGGGAATCCTATTTCACCTAAACAACTATATAAAAAGTAAAGTACTGTTTGTGGGCTTAATTTAGTGTTACCTGCTACATTAGTTTCCGTAAATGTAAAAGGAATATAATCTAACATTCCAAGTCCATCAATAGCATTAAAAGCTAATTCTTTTCTACCTGTGGTAAATGAGTATTGAACAAGATCACTTAAAACCCAACCTTGCCAATAAATTACCTCATCTATAAATAATTTAACTAAATATTTCCTATCGTTCAATGTTGTAAAGTCAGGCATATTAGCATCATCATCCGTTACATCAATACTGACATTTAATTGACTTGCATAAATAGGTTCGTAAATATCATCGCTTCTAGGGATGTATTGCAATTGAATTGCAGTTGCAGGATATTCAATTACCGCAGCGACTACTTCATCAATATACATTTCTACAACCGCAACTTCATTGTTTTTGGTTGCAGCAGTTATTTGGTATTTTAAGTTATATGCCACCTCTCCTTAAATTTAATGATGAATTAGACCTTTGTAATGCTAAAACCAAATCATTTCCTCTTAATACAAATGAACCGCTACTCATTCCACCACCTGAATTAGCACCACTTGTAAATGCACTACCTAATATACTATCTAATTTAGATAAAGGCATAACGGCTTCACTTTCGCCACCCTCACCTACCATTGCAAATGTTGGTTTGCTTACTATTCCACCTTCTGCCATTGGAGTAAATCCTAATAACTTTCCTAATCCACCTAATAAACCACCTGTTAAATCACTTGTTGTTCCAACAACCTTACCCATTCCTAACGCACTCATAATTGCTTTAAATACTAAAGCCTTTACAACCATTTGAGCAAGTTGTAAAGTTAAATCCTTAAATACACTTAAAACTGATTCTCCAATATTTTGACCTTGAGCAATTGATTGAAATATATTACCAACTCCATCTGCTAAAAATGTTGCCGTTGTAGCAGCCTCATTTAATAAGTAATTAAATTTAGCTAATTCTTTATCAGCTGCCGATATTGCTGCTGCATCAATAATTGCTTGTGATGGACCTCTTTGTCCTAACATTTGTGGTGCTGCTGGTGCAACAGGTGAAACAGGTTTATCAGTTGGTAAAAATGTTCCAACTTGTTCGGCAGTTAATTTAGTAAACGCTTTATAGTTTTTAGTTACTTCTATAATAGTTTTATCTAATTCTTTTGCACTTTTATCCATTACATAGTATGGATTATTTGATTTTAACGCATTATCTATTGTTGTAAATACTTCTTTATTTAAATCTGCAATTCCATTTGTTAAATCCGTTACTGATTTTTTTGCTGCATCAAAAGCATTTTTATCTCTATTAGTTACGAGTGCCATTGTTGCCGAAACATCAACATAACCATTGACCATTTTTTTAGAACTTTCTAAAGTTGCAGCATAATCTTCACCAGCTTTCTTTGCTAATTTTGTAGCATTTGCTAATTTTATATTTTTATCAGCAATTTCATCAATATATCTTGAAGTAATTGCTTGTGCAACTAAAGCATCAGTATATAATGTAACTGCTTTTCTAGCATCATCGGTTGTCTTAATTGTAGTAGTGTATGAAGCATTTACTTTACTTAATTCGCTTCTAACTGCATCTAATGCTTCTTTTCTCCTAGCATCAGTATTTGTTGCATCTTCAGCAACTCTAATATATGCAAGTAATTTAATACCACTTTCACTTGCGGATGCTCGTGCCTTATCTAAACTTTCCTTAAATTTATCTTGTGCTTCACTTGCTTCATTTGTACCATTAATAAACTTTGCTATTTTCGGACCAAATGCTACTATCAAAGATGAAACCACACCCAATGCAAGACCGATACCTGCTGGACCCATTAAACCCTTTGCCATCTCTTTTAAAGCACTACCTGCTGAACCTGTTGTCTCTTTTAATCTTTGGAATGATTCTAATAAAGGGTTTAAGTTATTCGCAATACCAATAAAACCATACGGAGCATCTTGAGCAACCCTTGAAACATTTACTAATGCCTGATTAACTTGATTAGTTGCAGGTGCAACCCTTTGAAAGGCAGCACCCATTTGAGTTGTGGCAGTAACAGTTTCCTGTATATTTTGAACGGCTTGTTTATTGTCAGCCGTTATCGTAATTTTTAATGTTTCTTGTGCCATTTTATTATTTTACTCCGTACAACTTTAATGTCCTTGCTAGTTGTTCATCCGTTAGTTTAGGCTTTTCTTCTTCTACTTCATCACTAGGCAAAGGAAAGAAGGACTTTATACTTTTCGGATTTTTATCCGTTGAATTTGACCTATAAATCATATAAGCTAAAGTTCTTGTCCTTTCCCATTCCTTTATCTGCTGATTCTCGTAAGCCTTTTTATATAATAAAAATTCCCGCCAAGTAAGTTGCCAAAACTCATTAATTGTCAAGCCAACTTCTATTGCGAGAATAATTATTGAATCCCAGCTATATATTCCTATTTTTTTTTTCCTTTGTCTTTGGTTACTTCGGCATTTTCTTTTGTTTCAGGAATCATTGAAGTCTGCATAAATTTAATAAAATCTATTAGCTGACCATCCTTTGCAGATAACCCACCAACCTCATCAATCCAATCGCAAACGATAACATCGTTAAATTCAATTGGTTGATTTAGTGTCTTACATCCGCTTTCGGCAGATGCTTGAATTATATGCACTATTGTTCCTAATTCAAATGCACCACTTGATAAAATATTGATTAAGTCTAATAGAGATTTGTTCTCTAATTCGCAAAATCTTTTCATCGCCCAAGTACCCCACTTCAAAGGGATTGTTTTGTTGTTGTTCAGTCTTAATTCAAACATAGTTTTATGCAGTTTCAGTTTGTGTTAATGGTGGTGTTGTTACTACGAATGTTGCAGTAAATTTAACATCATCTGCATCATCAGCTTGAACTGCAAAATCACTAATAAAAACTTGACCTGAATAAACTATATCTCCTGAAGTTGGAGTTGCTTTACCCATCTTCATATTAAAAGATGTTTTAGCATAATGTGCTGCATACAATTGTTGGTAAGAATCCTTACTTGGAGTTCCTGTTTCATCAATTGCAAATCCTTCACACTCAAAAGATTGAGTAAATATAGGACTTGGTGTGTATGAATTACCACACTTTGAAGTTGCATCAATCGTGTCATTCGTTGATGTAAATGAGTTAGTCGTAAGACAGGCAACAGGTTTAAATGTTGCGTCTCCGTCTATGTCAGCTAAAAGGATATAATCCCTACCGCTTACTTTTGTTTCTGCCATTTTATTTTAATTTTGAGTTATTATTAAATTGTAAGTTATTATTGTTCTAAATACATTGTCCAAAGGGTTTAAACCATCTAAATTTCTAATTGCACCAACTACCAAACTTGAAGCATAAAACCCATTTGCAAGGGTAATATTCGTGTCGGAATTGATTGCAGTTAGTATTAAATTGCTTATCGTTTCGGCTCTTTTATATCCAAAGTTACTATTTTTTATGACAATGTCAACATCAATGGTAACCGAGTTGGTGTAACTGATTTTACCTTGATCCTGTGCGGATGTTCTGCCTGTCATAATAATATATTCATCAGTTGCAGAATCAGGGGCAATCCCATCATAAACAGGTAATGCACTTGAACTTGTCAAGTTGGTATAAAACCATTTCTTTATTTCTATATTAGGATTAAGCATTTAATAATTTATTTAGTCTTTGTATAAGTTTAGGTTTCTCCATTTCGTAAGCTGGAACTAAAAATGGTTGTGGTCGCATACCTTTTCTTAATATGCTTAAAGCTATTACATAAGCTAAACCTTTATCATTTTTACCATTGCCAATTCCTTTACGCTTTACCCACAAAGTTAATGCTTCAACCATATCCTTAAACTTACCTCCGCTTTTACCTTTAAATTGTTGGGCATAAGATTTAAAGTCAGCAGGTACATTTACTTGTGGTCCTGTGCCAAATTCAACATAAGCAGAATACGAAGCGTTAGCAGCAACCGAATATGTCAACTCACCATCTTTTGTAAGTGCTATTGAATTTCTTAATTGCCCAAAGTTTACAGGTGCTAATCTTTTAGCCTGATTCTCTATTTTTAGTGCAGATGCGTTTATTTCATCACTTACATCAACTTTTAATGCAGTAGATAAGTTATTTAACTTGCCTTCAAGTTCTTTAAATCCAGTTAAACTTACTGCGAATGCCATTATGCGTACATTAATATTTCGTAAAATCTAAACTGATTCTCTACATCCTTTATTGAATGAATTGTGTACATTTCCCCTTCTGCCTCTATTTTATACATATTGTTAATTGTTACATCGTACCTGATAAATACTTTAGCAGAACGAGTAAAACTCAATTGTAATTCTAACAATGCCCTATTCTCATCCATAGGTCTAAAATCCCCAAATACGACCTCTTGTAAGGCATAGGTAGTTGTATAGCCACCTTGCCCATCAGCGGTGATTGTAGGCACATATAAGCCTATTTCCGAGTACATTGTGTTGGCATCAACATAGTTTGCCTTTTTGCTTCCTATCCTCATAATATTGGGCTTATTCTTGTCCAGCGTTGACAGGCTTTCCAAGTCTTTTCACAAATACCTGTATCACTATCCAATCCTCTATTTTCGTAATCGTAACTAACTTGATCTAAAATCGCAATCTTTAAATCGTTCGGAATGGTTGCGTAACCTACGACATAAGTTGCCTTTAGGTTTTGGAATTGTGGTCTTTGTAATTGTGGGAACTTACCACCTACTAAAGTGTAATCAGCAGCAACAATAGTGTCTCCGTTTTGGTCTATTAATGATGTAAAACTATTCATCGGACCATAAGGCAGCTGGAAGTGTCCATCCCAATTTGTAAACCATACAACTGCAGTCTTTGCTATTAAACTCAATCCTGTACCTACTTCAACCGCTTCCCTTGCTTGTTTAATCATCAAGGTAATTTGGTTATCATCAACATTTGTAGTAACCCTGCAATACAATTTTGCCTCTGCTAATGTAACAGGCTCAACAACTGTACCTATGTCGGTCAAAGTAAAATCAATGATAAAATTATTATATGACATACATCTTTTTTACAAATTTACAATAAATATAATAAAAAACCCCCTACTAAATGTAAGGGGTCTTTTTTATCTAAATATTAAGATTAAACATTTCCTAAATCAGCATAGATTGCTGCGGTTGGTTGCATTAAGTTAATATCTTCATAACACTCAATTCTCGCAGTAACCATATTTTGTTGGAAGTTAGATGCATTCTCATAAGAGAATTCAATAGCTAATCCTTCAACTTCAATACGCTCTACGAAACTGTTATCCATAATTAAAACCTTATCATCAGTAACCCAAGATGCAGCAATAATAGGAGTTCCCCATATTGTCATACCACCATTAGGATTAACGATAACTGAACCATTACCAGCATAGTAACCCAAAGTGATTGTTTCTTTCAATAAGCGACCTAATTGTGCAGGGCTTACTAAAGCAACTGAAGATACAAAGTTTGCACTCTTTTGGTTGCCGATATAATCAACTAATTGCTTTAAATCAACAGTTTCAGCAGTTGTTGTAGAACCTGTTGCAGCAGCAGATACAGTTGCAAAGAAAGCAGAGTTTTCAGCTTTAAAGAAATCTCTAGTCAACATTCTTGGTAAAGTTGTGCTTAAGAAAGGCAAACTTCTAGCCATTTGTTTTGAGAATGTAGAGAAACCAGCGATGTAATCATTAACCACTTTAACCTCGCTTAATGCGTAGTTGTTCTCACCTTTGTTTGAACCTTCAGTTTGAGCAGCAATGTTGTTAGTTGTTGCAGTCTCTTTGTAGAATACATACAAACCACTTTCACTTCTTACTGTTGGAACTAAATCACGGAAGTTGATAGCTTGACTAGGTAAAACTGAAGCATTAATAGCGTAAGATGCTTGAGCATCTCCTGTTAAACTTGCACCTAAAGTCATTGACTTAACATCTCTTAAATCTAAACGATACTTACCATTTGATTTCATTGATTTTTCCATTTCATCCAATTTGCCATCTAATTTTTCTACGATAGCTTCATCTAAAAACTTTACTTGTTTAGATGCGTTTTTCTTTTGTGCAGCAGCTTGAGCATCAAATTGTTTTTGTGCTTCATCTTTTACTACACGGATTTCAGCGTTTGTTGCTTCCAACTTCGCTTCAATACTAGCTTGAAAACCTTTAAGGTTATCAGCCATTTCGTTAATTACGTTTTCCATTTTTACTTTTTTAGTATTTTATTAAATTCTTTTATTGCCTTCAAGATTTCCGCATCATTGTTTTTGACTTCCTCAATTATCGGCTGGGGTGCTTCTGCGACCGCAGTGATTTCTTTAACGATTTCAATCTCCAATAAATCTGCTTGAATTCTTTTTATTTCAATCTCCATCAACGCAAAGGTTTCATCGGTAAATTTACCGCCTTTAAACGCTTTCAAGAGTTTCTCTAGCCTGTTTGCTAATTGCTCTCTTTTTACTTCACTCTTTACTGAAATAGTTGGTGTTTCAGGGTTTGCTGCCCATAATACCGCACTACCTTCATAAAGTTTAAGTTCAGTTATTGTTCTTACTCCATCCTTACCTACGCTTGAATTTATTGTAGTAAATCCAATTGAATGCTGATTAATTAAACCTGCATCGTACATCTTCATAATATCTTCGCCTGTTTCGGTCATTACTATTGGAGTAATTGCAATAAGCATATCACCTTCAACATATAATTGTTCAGGCTTACCAATAACCGCTTCCATTTCAGCACAATGGTCAACTAAAGACCATATCAAGTTTTTACCTGCTGGACCTCTTTCGCTTAAAGTCTTTGTGAATGCTTCAGGAACGATAATATCATTGTCTAAATCTACATTACCTGTTCTTGCCCAAACCGCTTTAACCCTGCGTTGTTCGGTATCTACATCCATTACTTCGTAGCCGATGTCTTGTTTTTCAACAATTAAATCTTTTGATGCGTAAGTTTTCATATTTACAAAGTTATATTTTTTTTTATTATTCAAACAAGTCTGCAATTAAGTTTCCTATTTGCATACCTACTGCGTTAGTTAGTATTCCCCAAATCATTCCGACATTGCCTTTTGGTGGGTTATCTTCTAGCTTTAAAAGTTTGCCATTTTTATCCCTTTGTGCCTCATATCCTAAAGTACATCGGCAGTTGCAAACATCACCAGCACTACCACTTGAATCGCAAGGATGTAACATTAAGTCAAAACCGCCTTTCTTATTTTGCAATTTAAATGTCGCATCCATTGGTATTTTAGTACCATCCATATTTAGGTGGTCAAATTGGTCTCGTGGAATCCTTCTTGTTCTATTGTCTTTAGCTGCAATCCATTCTTTGACAGTTACTAATCCTGTACTTGTTGCACCAACCATTGAACCAATATTGGCAGCCCTTCCTGTTTCCGTTCTTGCTATCAACTCTGCTCTATAATCCGTAATACCTGCACCCCTCAATAAAACAATTGATTCAGGTAGTGTTAGGTTTTGCTCGGCTGATTGTATTAGGTATCTTCGGATTTGGTCTTTGGTTGTATTCGTTATGTCGGATGCTAATTGGTCAAGCCCTTGCGTTTGCAAATACTGAAGGATAGTGTAAGCAAACAAATCGGTTTCCGCTGATTTAACCTCTAATGACTCGTAAATGCCCTTTACTGACCTTTTTACGACCTTACTACTAATTTGAGCCATCTTTACACCCATAGCCAAATGCAGCTTTTGAATGGTCTTTTTAATGGCTTTATCGCTAATTGCGTTATAGTCTAATGTACGGCAATAGGTGTTCACCTGATTTTGTAGTTCTTTTTTGAACTTCGGTGAGTATTGCTTTAATGCGTTGGCATATAATTTTTTATAATCTTGCCAAATCATTTTATGGATTTAGGTTATCAGGAATATTCAAAGGTTGGAATTGGTCAATAGTTTGCAATCCTGTTGGGATGTAAAGTTTCTCTAATTCCTCTTTAGGAATATAATCAGGAACTTCAATATTCATAATATCCAACTTTTGTTTAGGGCTAATCCACCACGCAGTATTTAACCAGTCAGTTTGCTCGGCTTTATTTGCTTCTAATTCTCCGTAAACTGAAAGGTCGTAATCTACATAAAGATTTGTTCCTTTGTAACCCCAATCGGAATGTAATTTCCTATTAAGGTTTTCAGTCAATGAGTTAAGTAATGGGATGGCACAACGAAGTGTTAATGCCTTTTCCCCTTCTCTTTGATTGTTATAGGTCTTTGAATCGCTATCGTTTAAAAGTTGACTAGGTACTCCGTAGATATTACATAGTGCTTTTAAATCCCATTTTTCCGATTCAATGATATTAAGTTCCACAGGAGAAAGTCCAATTTGTTTCCAATCTACTTTATAACCTGATACTGCAATTGAGTTAAAGTTAGCTGAACCACCTTTTTGACTAACTGCGGTTTTAAGTGCTTGTGCCTGTGCTTGACCACTTGTAGGATCAAACCTTTCATCGTTCATAAATAAAACTCCAGCAGGTCCACCATTTTGGAATGATGCAACGGAAGCGGTTTTAGCTTCGTTTGATCTTGTTAAGTTTTTGGCTGCTGCTCTTAATGGGCTTTGTCCGTATAACTGTCCACCTGTAACTCCCCATTGTGGATTGAAGTATTTATCGTGGAGTATTTCTTTTGTATCAAATGACCACATTTGTCCGTAATAAAGTTGATACCCAGCTCGTGTTGGGGGGAACACATTGATATTTGCAATAATAGCCATATACTGACTAGGCAAAGCAAATAGTTCAAATGGTTTGCCCTGATTGTTTCCTGCTTCAATAAGTTTGCCATAAATGAAAGCGTTACCTGTTATTAACTTAAAACCACACCATTGTTCAACCAAATCACTCCAACAATCTTCCTCGTTAGGATATTTAAGCAACTCGTTTAAGCGTTGGTCTCCTGTGTAAAGTTCGTATGCCTTTTTGTGTAAAGTCTCAAGTTCTTTTAAGTTGATGTCTTTTTGTGCAGCTAAAGATTTGTATTTCTTTGCAGCCTTTTCATCTACAACCTTGTAAACGTGGAATGGTGCAATTTTAGCTTTGTCGGTAATTAGTTTAATGATTGAGTAAACTATATCGTTTGCTACATATCCATCATCAACAAAACTTCTTTGGTCTGCTCCTTGCCAAGTAACTATACCCCTTTCAATTGCTATTTGGGAGTTCATCGGAATTGTTGGAAATAGTGTGTTAATCTTCTTTTTAGTGAAGATGTCAAATAAACCCATATTATTAGAATTTAAACAAAGTTAAAGAAATTTAAGTTAAAATACACTTACTGCAAATTTAGGTTTTGTCAAGTGAGTAAATACTGCGTATCTTGAAGCATCTAAAGCGTCATCATTTGCTTTTACAGGTTCCTCAATTACATTATCGTTTTTATCCTTTTTCCATTTGTACGACATAAACTCACGCTTTAAGTTTTTGCTATGGAAATGTATGTTTATAGGATAAGATTTCATTTTAACAATTCCAGCCCATACATCCTTTTGTGCAGGTTTAATATTAAACCCTTGTCGGTAAAGTTCCTCTATTGATTTTGGTTCTGCTGCATCTGCGTAGATTGTTGCTCGTTCAGGCACTTTCTCCTTTATCAATCTTGTTAGATCACTTAAAGTTAATCCGCTTTGATAAATTATTTCCTCAAAGTAATTCTCTCCTTCGTGATGGGTAACCTTTATAAGTGCAGCTGGATGCACATAACCAAAGTCAAGCCCATAAAATACATCTCCTTCGGGTGCGGTGTCATATTGCTTCCATTGTGTGTAAATAAGTTCTTTTGCTGCACCTCGTTCCCCTAATCCGTAAACCTTCCACATAAAGTCATCAGGTAGGTTTTTATATTGCTCTATGTTTTTTATTTGTGATTCGGATAGGTTTGGCAGGTTATTTAGGTAGGTAGAATGAATGCGTTTGTTTTCAGGATTGTCGGCTATCTCGTAAACATAATTGATAAAGTCAGCAGGATTCCAATCAAGGAAAACCTTGCCTGTGGTTCGCATTAGTAATTGGTCGTAAAGTGTACGCTTAATTAAGTTGGCTTCGTTAATGAATAGCACATCCCTTGCTGGTCCTCTTGCTTTGCTTTCATCTTCTAATCCAAACAATTCAATGTATGATCCGTTGGGATAAGTGTATATAAAATCGGAAAAGCTAAAGTCATTGTCTTGCCATAAACCCCAATTCTCCATTATGCTTTTAAAATCCCTATAAACACCTCGTTTGATATGTGGAAGGGAATGCGATACAATTGAAATCCTAGTCTTTGGATTGTTATAGGCTATCTCAATCAGTAACTGAACAATGGAATAAGACTTTGAACTCCTTGTGCCACCTTCATTGCAAATGACAGGATAATTGCCTTCGTATGCTCTTTTGTTGGCAAAGAATACTGGTGTTGCATTAATCTTCAATTGGTTTGCATCGCTCATCTTCTTGTATTACTATTTGAACGCTACCTTGAATGTTTGCGTTAATGTCGGTTGTTTGTTTTGCTCTGCCTTCTAATCGGTCAAGTATTTCCTGATAAGCCCTTAAGTCGGATTTCATTGCCTTTGCAATTATCTTCATATCTAACTGTTCAGCTATTGTAAACTCCTCATCTTCGCCTGTAACAGGGTTACGCACTTTGGTAACAAGTTCAAGTAAACGCAGTAAACGAGTTCTTGAATTAGGCACTCCTTTAGGTCTGCCATTAGGGTTTGCAACTTCTCCTTTCTTAAATGGGGTTAAATTTTGTTCATTAGCCATAATCTCACTATTGTTTCACTATTTTACAAAGTTACACCACAATTCGGACAAGTCGTACCTACTATGGCATTGTCCTTTGGTTGATCTATATCATTTGCGAATGCTGGTATATCTAATCCCCAATTATCTAAATCTTCAATGTTCCATTCGTTTGCCAAAGCATCCCACTCCCATTCACCATAGCCAACATTATCTTTAACGATAAATTCTTTCTTTTGTGCTTCGCTTAAATTGTTTGCGTGAATTACAGGAACATCGGTTAACCCAGCTTCTAAACAAGCCTTTAGTCTCATATTGCCACCTAAAACCATATTATTTTCATCAATGACAATAGGTCTCAACTCAAGCATTTGGGGGAAATCTTGGATTGACTTAACCAGTTGTTTAAACTTATGATCCTTTATAATTCTAGGATTGTTTGGGTTTGGTTTGATTTCGTTGATTAACATTATCGGTTCTTTGTTGGTGTTCTAATTGATGCAGTTTGTGGCACTTCTTTACTTTTTAAGTTGTTTAAGTTTAATTCTTTACTGCATCTATTACATTTCAATGTGTATGTTTTAAGTTCACTATGCCAAATGTACCTTGCATTTAAAGTTCCACACTTGCAGTTATATTCTTTCTTTGAAAATGTATCTTTCATTATCCTTGTCTATTGTATGGTTTTGTTGGTTTGTCTTTTGGTCCGTTACTTTTTTTGTACTTACCTTTTTTTCTTGTGCCAAAGTTTACCTTCCCAGCTGCGTTAAGTTTCGCCATTACTTGTATTTTTCTATTAATTCGTTTAATTCAGTTCTTGACCATTTCTTTATGAGCCTATGTTGGCTTTCAAGGTGCAAAACCATTCGTTCACCTATTTTATCAATTAGGTTTCTGCGATAGCCTATCAGGTGGAATTGGTCAAAGCCATTGCAAGATTTACATTCTCCGTTGACATTGTACTCATCAAACCTTAATGCTGAACTTCCCTTTACAGGTACATAATGCCCAGCATCCATACTTTCATAATCTTTAACCTGACCGCAACTAATACAAGTAAAATATCCATCTTGACTATCTCTAGTCCTTATATAGCGATTAAATATTTGTTGAGCCTTTGCGGTTAATCTTGGGATTGATTGTAAAGCCATAAAGCAAAATTAGGGTTTTATAGTATAAAAACAACTATATGGTTTTAATCAATCGTTTTATTTCGTAGTATAAGTCAAATGTTACCAATATGATAATAGCTAGGATAAATCCTATAAATATCCTTGTAAACTCAATTGTTAGTTTAAACAGTTCTTTCATAGGTTATTTGTTTTGGTTATAATAATTGTTATAAATATCTTCAAACTCCATTTTACTAATTTCTATATCAATAATAGAAGCACCCATAAACATACAAGTTTGTTTTATTAAGTTTATAGATTGTTGCTTTTCTTTTTCAAGTGCATTTTTAATAGTAGCAGTTTTTAATATAGATTTTTGGCTTAAATCTATTTCATCTTTTAAACCTTCAATAAAAGAAAGTTCATCAATTAATTCTTGCATTGCTGTTTTCATCGGTTTATTATTTTATAGTAAATAATCTTAATTCCCTCCCAAATTAGTATTGTTAATATTATTTTCATAGCTGGTTATTAAAGTGCATCATTAATGAATATTTTTTACATTGTTGCCTCATTGTTTCCTCATCTATTAGCATATCATCAGGTTTCTTGGATTGTGCTAAAAATACTGCCCTAACTTTGGCTTTAATCATTTCCCCTTGATCCTTTGATATTTTAATTTGTTTACGCTTCCATAAATAGTCAAATACTTGATGGTTTAAAAACCGCCAATTCTTTTGCTCGGATTTGTTCCAATAATCTTGCTCATCTTTTATGGCTTGTTCTTCATTTACTTGCATTGGTGTTACGTTTATTTCGTTTATTTGTGTTTTTTGTCTTACCTGTACTGCTATCTTTTTGTAGGCAGACATTACTTCACCGATTAATTTGGGGTTAAATATGATATGTTTTTCAACTGATAATTTATCTGCTGCTAACATTTCAAATGCGGTTTTTAATTCCTTTAGTTTAAATATTCCGTAGTTTTCCATTACAAAATCTACAATAAAGTCAAAGTCATCCATTGCTGGTGTTTGTGTTCCGCTTAATTGTAAACAGGTTTTAAGTACCTCTTTTACTTCTATTTTTGAGCATTTACTAATACTCATTGAATTGATTGCCTCATAAATTTTAAGTTCGTATTTATCGGTTAATTTACAAGCTATTTCGTTTTTGGGCTTCTCGTTCAGCATAAGAGAGTTGCTGATTTGGATTAGTTCGTTTTGCATTTGGGTTATAATTTTTATCTATTAATTTTCCTTCCGTTAAATCTCTAGCCATCCAATTTTTTGCGGTGGCTATCCAATCCTTCTTTTTTTCGCCTTTAGAATCGGACCAATTTTTAATGACCTCAAAATAGTAATTGAAGTTAGCAATTTCATATTGAGTTCCAATAAATGATTGTTCAAATTTTTCAATAGTATTTACATCACTATCTACAAAAAGGGTTGTGCCTACTACTTTCCTTTTATTTACTTTAATTTCCTTTTCTTTTATTTCCTTTACTTTACTTTCCTTTGCATTAGCCTCCCCAATAGCCACCCTATTACCCCACCTATTATTTGCACCTGCTTTACCACTTTCGCTTAATTTTAATCGTAATTCTAAATGATGCGATAATCTTTCCGACCAAAACTCCCCTGAAACAATTGTAAATAAGCCAAAATTCATTAATACCCCATTGACTTTTACATCAGTGCAGTGCATTTGCATAGCAAGTACAGGGACAAGTTCAAGGGGTAATTTGCCTCCAGCGTTGGCTAATTGTTCAATTAAATACCAATAAATACCATAGCCTTCCATTCCTAATTGATGCCGTAAAAACAGGATTTTTGTATCATTTGCAGCGTTATAATCGTGGCTGAAATAATATGTATTACTTTTCATAAATAAAAAAGCCCTCGGAATTGCTGGTAGTTGCAGTACCAACGCATCTTCGGGCAATAAGTTTAGAATAGAATCTGCAACATTCTT